TAATACTAATAATAAAGCTAAAAAGAATTGATTCATTACATTTCCTCTATTTTATAGTTAAGTCCTTCTGCTCCATGCATCTCTATGACTTCCCCGCTTTCAGTTCTGAACTTTAAATGATTGGGCTTTGTTATAAGAAACTTTTTAACAATAAAAGTTTCATCATCTGCATCGCCCCATATCTGATTATAACTCACAGTCAATGTATACAGCGTTATAAATTTGCTTTTTAAGGCAATCCACCACCGCTTCATTGTTGCGAAAAATCTTTTTATTCTGTCCATTTATTGTACTCTCTAGTTGATTTAGCTTTTGCCAATTCGCTAATTCTATTGTGCGAGTTATCTCTAACTCTGTTTTATGCCTTGCATGGTCATATACAAAGAAACAAGCAAGCACCACTAATAGTAGTGGTACTGCCATTCTTTCCGTTAAGTTCCTGTTGAAGTACTCGTTGATGTTCCTGTACCTGTGCTTGTAGTAGTTGCAGTTACAGTTGTAGTCACTGGCATTGCCTCTAACTCAGCTATAATATCTGCTACTGAAGTTGCCGTTGTACTTGTATTTCCTACCTCTACAGTTGTAGAAGTTGCTGGAGTACAATTACTTTGACACTCAAAACCTGCTGCTTGGTTGAACGTTGTACCTGTAGGAGCTACGGGATCTACATCTTTTGGTTGGTTGTTATAACCCCAAATCAATGCTAATACTAATAATATATCCATGATTTCCTATATGTTAGACCAGTCCTTACCTTCAAAAAGCAGAGCTTCTGCTTCTCTCCTACGAACTAATCCTTCTAATACTTTGCCGCCTGCTTTGTTCCAGCGTTTAATCTGGGCAGGGACTCCTTCGTAGTCGCCACTATTTAATACTTTTAAAAGAGTGGAACTACTTAAATTGGTCGGACCGAGGTTGAATGTCCATGATACTAATGCATCGAACATACACTGGTCGAGTGAGATGGTTACTTGATTGAGAACATGCTGTTCGTACTCCGTTAGTTCGTGTACTAGCATTTCTTCTGCTTGAGGTTTTGTAATAGACATTCCCTCTGATACGCCTTTGATATGACCATAACCTATAGTCCATATTCCTACTGCATCTTGGTATGCTTCTAATTCGCAACCTTCAAATTTCTTGATAAGGGATATACCCTCTTGTGATATTTTCATAATGTAAAACTTTCTCCACAGCCGCAACGGGCTGTTTCTTGTGGGCTTCTGATTTCAAAATATTCATTTAACCCATCTTCTGTCCAATCAATACTTATTTGATCGACATAACTAAATGTCATCGGATCTACAGCTATAATACCATAGAATACCGCATCACTTGAAACATTTGGTTCTTCCAAATAACTCAAGTCATACGACCACCCGTTACATCCGTTTGGTTTCATGCCTAAACGCAGTCCCCAAACTTGTTTATTTTTTACTTTTTGCTTTAGTCTTTCCAAAGCATCTGCACTTACGATTACCATATAATAAATTAATGCGAGTGGGCAGTTGCCTGCCCTCTCGACTTAGGTCTTGACTTGTACTAAAACAATTGCCCTGTACTTGCTATTACAGCAATTCCAAACATACAACCTAGAAACAAAGTTCCTAGTGCGTCTTGTATGTCCTCATGTTTCTGTACTTGTCTAAAACTATTTATTATTGTTTTCATTTAATATCCAATACTTTACGATTGGAGTTCGGAGTTTTAGACAAGGCGATAGTCAATAGTCCATCTGTTAGTTCGACATTGTCAACTTTTAAGTCTGCGTTTAACATAAACTTACGCTCAAAAGATTTAAGACTGAGACCTTGATGTGAGAATCTTTCACTCTCACTCAGTTTTCGTTCTTTTTTCCCCTTGATGAGTAATTCATTATCTTCATGAACCAACTCAAGTTCTTGTTTAGACCAACCCGGCACTGCAACCTCTATTCGAAAGTTGCCTGTGTCCACATTCTCTACAATCTCTACAATGTTATATCTTGGATATGATGTATCAGTGTTGTGTAACAACCACTCATTGTTCATACCAAGCCAAAATTTACTAATATCAATCGTCATATTATTTCTCCTAATTTCCTTTTTCAGTAAAACTATGCCAACCCTTTCGGTATTGACGCCATTGTGCAAGAAACCCTTCTTACACTTATGTATATTATACTAAAAAGTAGACCAAAAGTCAACAACTATTTTTTGGTTAGTCCTCGAAGTCAATCTTGCCCTGCTCTTTCATATAATCGAGCGTGGCACCAATGCCTTCCTGCTTACCAGTTCTGTATGCTAAGTATATACTACTAGCGAGTATTATTATGTATGCTATATCTATATCCATATTTTTTCTCCATAACATATATTATACACAATTCATGACCTCATGTCAAGTACTAAATTAAGGGTATCTAAAAATAGTTCTTGACACATGGTTTTCGATTTGATATAATAAGAGTATGATTTATAAAAGAGGTAAATGGTCTACAAAAGAAAGACAGACATTGAAAGACCTCTATAACAAAATCCCTTTAACCGAGTTATCAAGTAGATTGTTAAGACGAACTACGAGTATAACCTCACAAGTAAACTATCTTCGAAAAAGAGGATGGGCGTTTCACAGGAGAACCGATGAAAGTAATTGAATTTCCCAGAATGAGAAAAGCAGATGATATTAGCGATAAGCTACTTGCCGCTGTCATTGTAGAAGCACAAAAGCTTGGTCTAAATACTACTGACCAAGACTTCGTATTCGACATGGCATGGGTTCACAAGTTTATCAAAGCTACTGTTGACAATCAATGCAATATTGCAAATGATCTGTGCCGCCTAACAAGAGCACAGGGTTTGAATGAGAGTTGAAGTTAAAGGATATTCAGTTGAACGAGCAATTCGTCAGTTGAGAAGAAGATTAGATCGTGATGGTCTCAAAGAAAGAATAAGGGAACTCGAGTTCTACGAGAAACCAACAGCTAAGCGAAAGAGAATGAAAGCTGCAGCACAAAAACGCCAACAAAAACTCACAGCCGAACATAAGAGATACTTAGTAAGACAACCACGGCATAAGAGATAGTCTCAAAATCGATCTCATTTTACCACTATTGTTTTTCGACTTTGCACTTATAACATCCCACCAATACGACTATCAACCGCAGGCATTCCAAACTCATAACTTAGAATTTTTTCATGTTAGCAGTTTTGAAAGAGAGTCTTTTTCTGGTAGTAAAAACAAGCGAAGAAATCCAAAAAATGTTTACCACGAAAAGAAAGTGAAAAATAATTTATCATGAACTCGAGGCAAATGAAAACATCTTTTCATACCCCTTCGAAAAATATTTCTAGCTTTTTTGATAAAGTTGTGGTATAATATTATTACTAATTAAGATAGTTACTCCGACAATCATTGATTTATCACTCATGCAAAATGAGCCTCAAGCATCATTACTTCGTAAATGAGATCTGGAGGTAGCGTCAGCGCACCGCAAGATCACAACTACGTAGTTAATGCTATTTAGGCGATTGCTTACGATATATCTTATGTCAACAAGATCACACCAAAAGAAAGTCAACTATCTTACTTCGACTTTCTTCCAATTCCCAACTTTCCAACACTTAACTACAATTGCGTCCGATTTTGCGATATTTTTTACCAATGATTAAGACTATTAAGTCGATTTGTTACTTACTCGTTATGGTGTATATCAAGTTATGTGGGTATAACTACAAGTTTTTGAAAATTATCCCTAGTCTGTTATACACCCGCCTTGACTTGAGTCATGATGGCGGATTGGAACACCCGCCTTGACTTTTATTGTTGTATCATGCGTAGATTTGTAACTTGTGTGGTGAAGGTTATATTCTCATCCTTCAAAGTTACGGCTAGTTGCATATTGAGTTGAGGTTCTGGTTGTGGACTAGAGATAACCTCAAAGTATTCTCCATGTTCTGCTATGATCTTTCGAAGTTTGTCATTTCTAGGAAAGATTTTTGCGTATCGCTTATCTCTCCAGCCCATCACTCACCTCTCCAAATTAATTGATATCCATAGTGTCCGTCCTGACCATTACTTTCGTACTCTCTTAGAGTTAGTACTAAGTTTTTCAAATCTGCCTTAGGAGACTTCTCCAGACCTACTATTGAATTTGCATTTATGTCTAGGATACCTGCTAGTTCTTCTACTAGCTCTTTCTTGGTAATAGGATCCTCGCCAGTCTTGGTTTTATAAACAGTTTTCTTGTATACACCCTCACGACTTAGCTTTCCTATGATAGATTTTACACTCTTATCGAGTTCTTCTGCTAAATTATCAACAGTTTCTCTACTAGGGTTGTCTTTGTAGGCTTCTACCATATGTTTTACTTGTTCTTCTGTATAGTTTACACTCATACTATTACTCCTTTGGAATTACCCAATAAAAATTCTTCTTGCTCTTTGATAATTGCTTCAATTTCGTTAGGTTTCATACTCCATACTTTAGTTAGATTTCGTACTATAGCTTGATGACCAAGACCTTCTTCTACACCCATTTCATAATCAATATGGATGCATATTTTTGTTCCATCAGAGATTTGCATTAGCTTCCTCCCTTGCCATTTGGTCAATACAGTCATCTATTGTTAGCAATGGACTTGTTCTAACTTCTTTATCTCGAAGTCCGTCTTTATTCCAATACTCTGTATCAATACTGCCATCATTGTAGGTAGTTGTCCATGTCTTAATACCATTTCCTTTAGCTACCATCATGATTTCTTTAGTTTTCTTTGCCCATATCTCGGCATTGAGTACTTTTCTTCTATACTCGACTTTACTACTGTGTTCTCCCATTAGTCGTCTCCTCTGCTGTTTGCATAAATAAACATTCCGATTGCAAAGGCAGTAATACCTAGTACAAATGTCCACACAAATTCATCATATGTCATTTTTTGCCCTCACTTCACTTCTTGCTGTTTCAAAGCCATTTGGATATCTAGCCTCTAATTTTTTAATATTTTCATCCATTACTTCGTCAGGTGTGTAGCCTAAAGCTATACATCCCTGAATCCAATACCAAAGTATGTCGCCCAGTTCTCGTTTCATATGAAAACGATTGTCCTCATTGAACTCTTTTCCTTGAAATACCATTTTCTTTAGTACTTCGGTAAACTCACCACTCTCAGCTAACATGCCTATCGCAGCTGTCAGAACTCTCGGCACATTGATATTATCTTTTGCCTCTAGTTCGCTTGTGCTGTTAATAAACGCTAAGAAATCCTTAGATTGTTTACTGGTTGTTGAGTCCACAAATTTTGCATAATCATTGATTTTGCTCATATTATCTCCCAAGTGTTTTTAAATCCATTTCGGTTATGTACTGATAACCACCTTTGTTGTAGGTAATACCTACTTGCTTTTTGCGTTTGTGTGCAATCGTTTTTGCACTAACTTCGCCACAGGGTAAGCATAACCTGTAGCCAAGTTCCCACCGTGCTGGGGGTATTCTGTTTCCACACTTACACCACATCTTCAAGATCCCTTACTAACTCTGTAGATTTGATCGTTTCTCCACTAGCTAACACTATGTTCATGTAGCGTGGGTTTTTCTTGATAGGCATGCCGTGCCATTGTTCAATATAAGCGTTTTGCTCATATGTTTCTGGGTTTCGAATGCCCACTATTGTACTACCATTTGCTTTCATTCCAATGTGGTAGTGTTTCATTGGATTTCGTTTCCATACTAATTTGTACATATATTCTCCTGTTGTTAAATACAATACTATACTTTCAGCACTAAGCCTTTCAGCTTAGAAAGTATACTATTGTACTCAATGGTGAGGGCTACAATTTCCTCGTTAAGCTCATCTAGTTGCTCTAGCATGACTTTTAGATCGTCCTCCACTAGCTCTAAGTGGTGATTTAGCATATCTATTTCTTCTTGCGTGTTAAGTAAGTCTTTACTTGGAAATTGTATAATTTTGCCCATATTAATATCTCGGTCTATTGTTAAAGTAAATTAGGATTACAACTAATATAATTACGATTGCAACTTCGGTCGCCATGTTATTGTATATCCTCTTCGCACTAATTCATTTCGTGCCTTTATTATTTTCTTCGGTTTAGAACTATAGTCGTTTAGATACTTAATTAGTTCTTCGCTAGGTGTTTGTTTAAGATAGTAGTGCTTGTACTTCTTAATAGGGTTGTCTGTTCTCATCATGCGACCCCTCGCATCTCTTGCGTGAATAACTTCACTTTCTTTCCATTTAGCTGGCATTTTTGTCTTTTCTCCTTTGTATAAATTGTGTGTACTTCATGTACATTCCGTCCCCCATATAAAGCCATGGGTCTGCTGGTTTCTTTGGTTGGTTGCTACCGCCTCTATGATTTTGAGACATCCAGCAACTAGAGGATGATATTGTCACTCGTGTCATGATACCACCCTTACTGTACCTACTACTGATTCTGGCTCGTCATCTTTGATTTCGTACTTAGCGAAACCACCTTTCCAATAGCCGATAGCTTCTCTACGCTGTAGTTCTTTGCGTATCATAGCTCCACTACTACCTT